TCAGTTTGCTCCCGTCACGTTGCCGTTGGCATCGTAGGTGAATGTGCGCGTGGTCCCGGAGCGGGTCTGCGTTTTAACCGTGCCGTCCGTGTTGTACGTGAACGTGGTGAGCACGCCGTTCTCCGTGGTCGATGCCACCGAGCTGTCACCGTTGTAGGTCACGATGAGGGTCGGGTTCGATGCGACAAACGTGGCGGTTAGTTGCTCCTCGGTGGGCACCCTCGCAGCGGCGTCGATAGCCTCCTGCCGGGCGCTGGCCGCGTCCGCAGCGCTCTGCCCAGCAGCGCTAGCCGATCCAGCCGCTGAGGCTGCTACGAGGACGACAGCCCGCCCAGCCTCCTCGACCTGCACAAGGATCTCAGCCACGGACGGCGGGATCTCAGGGAGGGGCAGAAGAGTGGACACGTCCACCCGGTAGCCCGCGATGAGATCCGCCAGGCCGATCGGGCCAGTGGGCGGGGTGACGGCCCACGATTCAGTGAGGCCGCGCACACCCCGGGGCACCAGGAGGATCGCACCACCAACCGGCGCCGCACCCAGGGTGATCTCCCCGTCAGCAAGACGGTACTCGGCCGCCCGAGCCTGATCAATCTGGCCGTCGATGGGAGTGAGCGCCCAGACTTGCATGAACCCGGACAGGGGCAGGCTTCCACCGAGGGCGAGAATGTCGGCCGCGGTGATGGTGACAACGGTCATATGGGGGGCTCCTGGTGCTTAGGCCGAGTGGTCGCCGGTGGGCGTCGGGGTATTGGGGAATCGCCATACACTGAACGCGGTGAGGACGGCGAGGCCGACTGTGGCGTAGATCGCCCACTCGGTGGGGATCAGGGACGACCCCACAGTGAGCGCGCCACCGACACACGCGGCGACGAACTTGGCGTAAGCCTGCGCCTCGGCGATCTTGGCCTTGATCTTGGCGATGTTGGATTCGGCGGACATAGCTACTCCTTCGTGCCGGGTGTACCGGCGATGGTGGATTCGAGGTGCTTGGAGAGGCGTTCCCGGTCTTCGCGGGCCGCCTTCGTGTGTTCGAGGTCGGCGTCTGCGAGCCGGCCGATGTCGCGCTGGAGCCCGCGCTGGGATGCCTTCACGTCGTCGATGCTGCGCGCCTGCTCGGCCTGCTTGCCCTGGATCCCTTCGAGGGCGAGCATCACCGCATCGTGTCGGGTATCGGACTCTTCGCGGAGGTTGGTGGTGTGCGAGTTCTGCACCTGCTCTTTGGTGGCCGCGGAGTCATCGGCGGCAGATTTTGCGTGGCCGATGGCCTTGTTCACTCGGACCCCGAGGTATGCGAGCAGGGCTGAGATGACTGTTCCGCCGGTGATGATGGCGGCGACGGTCACGGAGTCGCTCAAAAGATTCTCCGCGGGCAGGGGGTGATGTCGAGTAGCGTCATGGCTACTCCCTTCGTGTCAATGCATGGAGGGGGAGCCCCCGGCCGGTCCTTTGGAGATCAGCCGGGGGTGCTTGCAGGTTCTAGAACTCGCCCCCCGCCAGGGCTACCTCGATGTCCCAGTGCGCCTTGTCGAGGGTGACGAAGTTCGCAGGGTTGCCCTCGTTTGGCGGAATCACCACGCTGAGGTTGGGGTAGAGCTTGGCGTAGGCCTGCACGGACTCGCGGTGGAGGGTGTAGTCCTCGCGCGAGCCGAACAGCCGGACGCCGGCGCCGAAGCGGCCGATCTTTCCATCCCAGCGGCGGTAATACTTGACATCCATCTCGACTCCTCGTCGTCGTGCCGGGTTGACCGGCGTGGGTAGTGCGGTGGCGTTGCTGGTGGCCGAGGCCACGGAGGCTCCGAGCGCGGCGCTGATGTAGGGCCAGGGGTCCTTGGTCGTTCCCATCCACGGCATGCTGCTCGCGTTGGAAACGGTGAGGTGCACGTGGGCGCCGTCTGACAGGGTGCCCGTGTTGCCGAGCGGACCGACCGGATCGCCCAGGGCCACATCCGCGCCGATGCCGAGGGGCGATTGGGACTTCATGTGCGAGTAGCCGAACCACTCGCCGCGGGCGTAGGTCACGAGCACCCAGCCGAGCGCCCCCTGCCACTCGTTGCGGACGACGACACCAGCGCGGAACGCCGGGATCTGTGTACCGGCCGGCCAACCGTTGACGTCGAAGCCGCGGTGCCCGGTGGGTCCGTAGTACTTCGAGTTGGGCAGGATGCCGAACGCGCCCCCGCGGTGGGCAGGAGCGTAGAACTCTTGCATGGTGGGCATGTCTCTCCTTCAATGGGGAACGGGAGCCCCGAAGGACTCCCGTTCAGATGTGGGTTACGACGGGCTGAGGAAGTTCGCCATGAAGTCGGCGTACATCGCGTGGCCCTTGTTGTTCGGGTGGTTGCCGTCGAACCAGACGTCGGTCGTATCGCCGTCCTTTGCGTGCACGCGCAGGGTCATGTCAGCGACCAGCGTGTTTCCGTCCGTGGCCGCGAGCTCGTACATCGCAGTCACGAACCCCTGCCATGAGGCCGTCCGATCGCCCGACGCCCCGTACGGCATGAGTACAATCGGCTGCCAGGATGCGAACGAGCGGACAATGGTTAGCAGGTTGGTCATCGCCGCCTTGTACTCAGCTGCCGTCTTGTCCTGCGCCTGATCGTTCACGCCGAGCGCGAGGATGAACACTTGCGGCTCAACCGTCTTATACGCGGCGGGCCAGTTCGAAACCGTGTTGGCCGAGCCTGCCGCCCACTGGTCGGAGCGCCATCCGGAGTGGCCGCCGTCGTGCACCGTGATGCCCGTGGCCTGATCGCCGTCGCACTCGATCACGCCGTCGATGAACGATGAGGTGCCGCCCGTGAGTACGAGGGTATGCGCACCGGACGAACCCAGCGAGATGCCCGTCACCACGCCATCCTTCGCCGTAGCGGAGGTCTGACTGACGGTGACCGCCGCGCCGCCGTCAAGCGAGTAGGTGAACGAGGTGAACGTCGGGGCGGTCGGGTACATGATCCACGCGTAGCTACCCTTGAGCGCGAAGGTGGCCGTCTTGCCGCCGGCAATGTCAACCACACTGCGCTTCAGCCCGTAGTCCGTCGACCCCACCGTCACCCCGGCGCTGAGTGTGCAGGGCCATGTGAACGAGGCAAAGTCGCCCGTGTACTTCGCGCCGATGTAACCGCGCCCACCAGGGGACCCGGCCACGGGGAACTTGTTACGCAGGTTCGCGGCGAGCTTCGTCACCCACCGCTTCTCGATGGCAGTTGCGCCGTAGCCCTCAACGATGGAGTCACCGATCACTGCCACCTTCGCCGTGGTGTTGTCCCGGTTCGCCAAAGCTGCATACCAGGGCTGGAGGACTGTCGCGGCGTTCTGGTTGTGCGTACCGTCACGGGTGAGAGCGAGAACGTTCGCGGGGATAGCCGGCTTCGCGAAGAGTTCGTCGAGAGCACCCCGGGTATCCGAGGTGGGATTCTCCACGTAGCCTGCCGCAGCGGTATCGTTCGCTACGGCGTTCACTCCGTCGAGTCCCCGCGGGCCTCCAGGCCCCTCGGGGCCCTCAGGGCCGACGATGTTGCCGAGGTATTCGATCTGGTTGTTCATGTTCATCCTCTTCGCATCTCCGGTCGTTGTGTTCACCCAGACCCAGCCCACGGGCCAGGGAGACGGCTCTGATCCCTGCCAGAAGACCTGGGCGGGGTTCCATGTGGCGAGGTCATCTCGCATGCCCGCGATCTCGCCGCCGCCAGCGCGGGCGAAGAAGGTGAAGAGGTCCATGCTGCTGTAGCCCTGGATGGGGTCCAGCCACTCGGCTCGGGCGATGTACCGGCCGTTGCCTTCGCCCAAAAGCTCGTCCGAGGGCTGCAATGCGACGAAGAACGTGCCGTCGTAGAGGATCGTGGCGGGGACAGGCTTTCGTACAACGAGATAGCGACCGCTCGTCGCCTCGTTCTCAAGGCGAAACGTCAGCTGCGGGGCACTGGCGGTGATCGGGTTCAACCCGGCATCAGCCAGGGTGCCTGTGTATGTGGCGGTAGCCATGTGCCCTCCAAGGGGGTGATCGTAAAGTGTGCGTGTGGTATAGGCTTCGGCCATGTTCAAGATCGGGAAGCTCGCAGGATTCGCAGCGGTTGCAGTGCTCGCGTTGAGCGGGTGCAGCGCTGCGGGTGCGGGTGCGGGTGCGGATGTCGCGCGGAGCGAGGCGCCCGAGGTGGCGGCGATCACTGCGCCCACGGAATCTGCCACGCCTGTCGCCGAATCCGGGGAGGCCGAAGATGGCGAGGCGCGGTTCCTGCGCTCCATGCACAACGGGTCAGTGGCCGACCTGCTGGGCGCTACTGACCCGGAACTGCTTGCGGCGGGGCATCTGGCGTGTGCTCAGATGACAAATGGAACGGCCATCGATAGCGTCGACGTAATCCAGGGTGACGTTCCAGGCGAACAAAACCCGGGCTGGACCGACCGATCACTAGCCGGGATCGCCAGCGAAACCTTGTGCGTCGAGTTTGATCAGACCGCCAACTAGCCTGTTGCCTTGAACAGCCGCCCGGCCGAATCGATGTAGACGTTCGCGGCGTTGGCGCTCTCCGTCAGCCCACTAGCAAACGTCGCGCCGTCCGTAACCCGCACCGCCCGTGAACCCGAAACTAACTGCGCGCTGTTGGTGCTGGCCTCCACATATGGCGACCCACTGCTCACCATCCGCGCGCCGGTAGATGTGCCCTCTAGTGAGGCTCCGCTGCCGAAGTACAGAGCGGGGAGCCCGTTCGGGCCGACACCGAGTGTGATCGGTGCCGAGCCGGCTATCGTGATCTCTCCCCCTGGGCCAACAACTACGTCTCCGGTTAGGAGGACATTGCCAAGGATCTTGAGCAGACCAGCCATGTCAACATCGCCGGTGAAGTCGGACGCGCCGACCACATGGAGCGGCCCTTGCTGAGTCGTGTCCCCCTCGAACCGCGTGGTGCCGCGCGAGGTGAATGCCCCAGTGAAGAGTGCCGTGCCCGACGAGATCAGGTTGCCCGTCATCGTCGTAGCACCCTCGAGCAGGAACGCGCCGACCACCTTGAGCGTGCCGGTGACGATCAGCCAGCCCGACACCTTCTGCGAGCCCTTGACCAGCAGTGACTCGTTGCCGTTGAACTCCGTGTGCCCGTCCGTGACGGACGTGCTCCGGAGAGTCGGCGTCGTGCCCAGGTTGCGGGTCTTGACGGCCTGATCCTTCTCTGCGTTGCGGCCCAGAATGTCTCGCTGCATCAGGCGCCGCCGATCAGTTGGAATCCAGGGGTAAATGTGTCGCCCACGTCGCCATCGAGTGTGACGAGCTCGTGGCGCGACCACCCGTCAGCCATCAGCGGGTCTCCGGCGGAGTGGAGCATGAGGATGTCGCCCATGCGGAACGCGTTGACGTTCGGGGCGATGACGCCCTGCGAGTCGCGCAGTCCGCCTGTGAGCATCGTCGCCGTCCACTGTTCGGTCGCGTCGGTGTACGTTGCGAGGTCGGCGTCAGCGTGAGACTGCAGCGCCTCCGTGCCGTCCTCCTTGCCCTTGTACTGCTCCTGCCCCTCAAGGGCGACGCTCGCGGTGACCGTGCGCGCCGTCTTGACCGGCAGCAGCATCTCGCTGCCGATGCCGATGGCGAACGACACGTTGCGCATCTTCACGCCATCGATGTCGAGGTTCACGTCCTTCACCGCGGGGGTGTCGGAGTCGAGGTCGAACCACCACGTGTTGCCGGCTAGCCTCGGGTTACCGACGCGCAGGTTGATGTAGAACCAGCCCCCGTCCGGGTCCTGCTTGGGCTCCAGGTCCACGTCGGGGCCGTTGGGCATCGTCTGGACTTCCTGCAGCGCGTCCTCGACGGTGGTGAAGTTCCAGTCGTTGAACTTGCGGGTGAACGGGCCCGACTGGTCCCCGGCGGTGCTATTCAGCGCCAGGCCGGTCTCGGCGCGGATGGGCAGCCCGTAGTTGGATGATGCCCCTTGCGTACCAGACCAGACGATCCAGGGAATCATCGACCGCAGCGACCGGTTGGTCAGGTCGAGGATGTTGTCCACGGTGTCGCCCGAGTAGCCGTTGGTGCCGAACGTATACCGGCGGGCCAGGATGGCGCGGAAGTCCACGTGTCGGACCGTCCACTCCTTCCGTGTGCGGTTGTACTTGGCGCCGATGATGATGCCCCAGTAGATCGGGACACCGTTCCAGGAGGTGACGATCGACACGTCCCACGGCTTGCACGTTGAGCGCCAGTCGTAGCCGGGCGAGTTCGAGTCGCCCAGTTGGAACACGGTGGTCTTCTGACCGGCCGCGATTCCCAGCGCCCGCCCCCAACCCGATGCTGAGGGCTGGTAGACGGACACGATGGGCTGACCGGTCGCGGTGTTGACGAACTCGTGGGTGAACGTCATGCGTAGGTGTCCCTCCCGGAGTAGCCGAACGTGCCCGAACCGCTGACCGGCACACAGGTCATCTCGGCTTTCCACCCGCCAGGGATGGCCCACTGGTCGAAGCGGTCGACACCGTTGAAGAGCACCTCCCCGTTGATGCGGAGGAGGCGGGCGCCGAGGTCGATGGTGTGCGGCTGGTCACCGCTGACTGCACGGCTGACGATGATCGCCTTGCCGTCCGGGCCGTTGATGCGGTAGCCGCTGGGCATGTTCCCCGCGATGACGAGGACTACCGAGCCCTCATGGTTCCCGCGATTGATGGCGGTGAGCGTGGCGCCGGTCGCCACGGTGTCGCCGTTGAGCCCGCCGAACTGCTCACCCTTCGGGCAGTACAGCAGCAGCGAGAACGTCGCCTCCGGGAACTCCCCTTGCGGGGTGAACTTCGGTGCCGTGGTGACCTTCGCCGGCGCGAACCGGCTATCACCGAACTGCTTGACCACGAGAGGCTGCAACGGCTTGCCCTGCACACTGCGCAGCGCATCCCGCATCTGACCCAGGTCGCCGAGGTTCTTCGCCAGGGCGTACCCGCGGATGACCGGGGAACGGGATGACAGGGTGCCCTCGAGGTCGTAGTACCCGGAAGCTCCGGGGATCTTGATCTCTTCGACCTCGAGGTCCACGCCGTCTGTCCAGTCGCTCATCTCGGTGATGTGCCAGCCGTACGCGTTCGCATCCCCGCCGCCGAACATGCGCAGCGGGCCGTACGTGACGTCTAGGCCCTCGAGTGGATCAGCCATTTGCGCCCCTTAGAACTGCTTGAACTTCGTCACGCACGAGCGCGCCGATCCGGGCAAGGTCACCGCTAGCACCGTTGATGTTGACGTCGCCGGCCCAGGTCACGCCGCCCATTGGGACAGCCGCGGTGGAGCCTGCACGACCGCCACCTGCGAACGACTGGGCGCCGCTGGGGACAAGCTGGTAGCCGAACTCAGACGCCGCCTGAGCGAGGATCTGAGTGGACCGTCCGCGCTTCTCAGCAGCCGCGGGGATGTACCACTCCCCACCCGTCTCCGGTTCCGCCCAGACGCGCATCGTGCCCGCGCGGGCGAACTGTGCGACGTGGTTCTCACGGCCGCCGTTGGCGTAGAAGTTGACCTTCCCGCCGTCCGCCTTCGCGAGCACGCCGAGCCCATTGCCTGCCGTGCCGCTCGCGCGACCGGGGCTGAGTGCGTCCCGGACCGACCATGCGGCAGAGCGCAGAGCAGCGAGCTTCGCCTCGGCGTCCTGCGTATTGATGTACGCAGCCCACTCCGTCTCGGACGGAATCTTGAGGATCTTGTCCGCGAGATCCTGGGCAGCCTGACCGCTGATGCCCAGGTCGCCGATCCGGTCGAGCAGCGCTTGACGGCTTCCGTCGAGCGATGCCTTGTAGTCGGAGTAGCTGCCGCCCGAGTCGACGATTGCCTGGCCGGCGTCGAGCGCTGCCTGGGCGATATCGTCGAGCGCGGACTCGTTGGCCCGGCCTGCCTCGGTGGTGGTGTCGAGGGTCTGGCCGTTGTCGATGAGCGACTGATCGAAGCTGTCGTAGGCCTCCTCAAGCGCCCGGGCGGCCTCTCGTGCGTCGAGGTGCTGCCCGTTGAGCGCGTCGAGTTCCTTCGCGAGGTCAGTGATCGACGACACGACACCATCGACGGCATCCTCAACGGCCACGTAGGCGGGAGTCGCCTTGTCAGCCTCACCGGTGGACCCGGCCATGGCTTCCTTGTGCTCCTGCCACTTCACCCGTGCGTCCGCGAGCTCGCCCGAGGTGCTGGCGATGACCGCTTCGACGCTGTTGAACGAGTTGCTGAGCTGGCCGCTCTGGATGCCACTCTTCTCAGCTTCCGCACGGTGCTGGGCAAGGATGCCCGAGACCTCCTTGACGGCCTTTCCTTCGCCGAGTGCGGCGTCGGTCAGGGTGCCGAGGCTGATGCCGAGGAGCTTCGCGGTCTTCGCGGCGCCCGTCTTTTCCAGGTTAGAGATGACGGCCTCACGGGTGTTCTTCGTGAACGCGCCGGTGTTCTCGTCGAGCGAGTCGGTAAGGGTCTGCATCCGTGCGGCAGCGTCGGCCTGCTGGGCGCCGAACGCACCGAGGACGAGCACTGCGGCGGTGATCGCGACACCGATGAGGCCCGCGGCCGCCGCGGTCCCCTTCATGGTGGTGTTGAGCGCGCCGATGGCCGTGCGGAACTCGACGATCTTCGGCACAGCGAGCAGCGCCGTGCCACCGAAGAGCAGCACAGCAGCCGTGCCCACGCCGATCGCGAGAGCCGTACCCTGTGCGCTCTCATCGAGGGAGCCGTACCAGTCGGTGAGGCCGGTGATGATCTGCACCATGTCGCGCAGTACACCGTTGGCCTGCCCGCCGGTCTTGATGAGGATCGAGTCGAAGGACCCGCCGAGTCGCTCGAGGTCGCCCGTCAGGTTGTCGGTCTTCTTCGCGGCCTGCTCGGCGGCGTAGCCCTGGTCGTTGACGTTGTCGGTCCAGGTCTTCACGCCGGAAGCACCGGCCTTGTAGAGGATGCCTGCAGCGCTGGCAGCCTCAGCGCCGAAGATGGCACCGAGGGCTGCGGAGCGCGTCTGCTCGTCGAGCCCACCGAGGCCCTGTTTGAGCTGCTCGGCTGCACCCTGCATGCCGATGAAGTTGCCCTGGGCGTCGAACACGTTGATGCCGTAGGTCTTCATGGCCTCGGCGCCCTTGGCGACCGGGGAGGTGAGCGAGGAGATGACCGAGCGGAGGCCCGTGCCGGCCTTCTCGCCGAGGAGACCGTTTGCGGCCAGCAGTGCCAGCGTGCCCACGGTATCTTCGAGGGGGATGTTCAGCCGCGCGAAGGAGACGCCCACGTAGCCGAGGCCGAGTGATAGGTCTTCGACGGAACCCTGAGCCTTGCCAGCGCCCGCGGCGAGGAGGTCGGCAACATGCCCGGCCTGGTCACCCTTGAGCCCGAACACTGTGAGCGTCGTGGCGGCGATTTCAGCGGCCCGGGCTACAGCGAGTTCACCCGCGGCCGCGAGGGCCAGAGAGCCCTTCAGGCCGCCGCCGAGGATGTCGTTGACCGACACTCCCGCCTTGGCGAGTTCCGTCTGTGCGTCTGCGGCTTCCTTCGCCGAGTAGATCGACGCGGCACCCTGCTCGATGGCGGATGCTTTGAGCTTGTCCTGCTGCTCCTTGGTCGCCATGGTCGCGGCGGCCGTCTTCGAGGTGGCCTCGTCGAACTTGGCGTAGGTGCCGACCGTGAGCGCTGCCACGGCGGCAAACGCTGCACCGACACCGAGGGCTGCAGTGCCGAGGGTCTTCGCTGCGTCGTCCGATTCACGCTTGAGGCGTTCGACCTCCTGGGCTGCGGCCTTGACCTTTGCTGCCGCTGCTGCTGCCTCAGCCGCCAGGCGCTTTGTGGCCTGCGCCGCCGACTCGACTGGCGCTTTCGACTCCTTCGACGACTTGGAGGTCTTGTCGATCTCCTTGCTCAGGGGTGCGACCTTCTGGGCCGACTCCTGCGCGGTCTTGCCAACCTGAGCTACTGATTTCTCAGCGGAGTCCAGGTCCCTCTTGAAGACTTCCGTCCCCAGAGCTTGAATGCGGAACCCGATCGAGCCCGCTTCGAATGTTGCGCTTCCGGACAAGGGCCATCACCTCTTTCTGGAGCCATGACGACTCGTCGGAGTCGAGCAGGCGGTTGATGGCTGAACGGACGTAATGCCACGTCCTCGTGTCGAGGGCGCGGTCGAGGTCCGTGATGAGTCCGTGCTGAGCAAGGTCGAGTTCGACCTCGCCGAAAAGCTGGGGTAGTGCGAGCCCGTACAGCTCGACCGCGGTCAGGCTTGCGGCTTGGCGGGCTTCGGCTTCTTGGGCGCCTGCCGCTTGTTTGCTGGCAGCCTGTCGCGCGTCGTAGTAGGCCTGGCGGTAGGCAGGGTAGGTACCTGTGACTGGATCAGGGTCTCCAAGACCCCACTGGGCGCGGTCTGCGTTGGTAAGATCCCCAAAGTCAGGGCCAGGAGCTCCAGCGCTTTTTTTGCGCCCGTGAGTCCTTCACCCCCCGAGATGTAGGCGTTGACGCCGTGCATGCCGAGGACGGTCTGCCAGTAGAACGCGGGCAGGAGGATGTCCTGGGATTCGTTCAGGGATAGCTCGGTCTGCACGCGCTCGTAGACCTCCGCGCCAACTGCGCGCTGCAGCAAAGGTTCCATGCCCTCGGCGGGCAACGCGCCGATGGAGATGCGCAGGAACTCGTCTGTGAGAGCCTTGCCGTCACGCCCTCCGAGGGGTTCGATGATGAAGTCTTCTTCGATGCCGCCGAGGTGGAGGTGAAGGTTCCGGCCGTTGAGTGATGCGGTGATCATGAGCTTTTCTCCCTGCAGAGGTTGGTGTATATACATATTGCGGATTGTGTGCTACCTTGGTGCATATACACCAAGGAGATAAAACATGAAGCGCTCGACCATCCAGCAGGCCCCGTCCAACTCGGACAACACGATGAAGTTCTCTCTCGAATACGCCCACGAATGGTGGATGCGCTTCGGGGAGTCGTGCCCGATCAGCGGTGACGCCATCGCCCGCCGAAACGGGACCATGCTCGGCTCGTCCTTCTGGGCCGGAGTCGAAGCGTGAGCGCCGACGTGGTGACCATTGAGCGGGTGGACAAGCGCGCTTTCGAGAAGGCCTTCAAAAACGGAGAGCGAGTCGCGATCGTCAAAGACCCGAACTACTGGAAGTTCCCCTGGGACAACCAGATCGGCGGAACCCACCAGGTGCCCGGCCCGGTCGGCTTCACAAACGACCGCCTGACCCTCGAAGACATCTACTCGGATGGGCCGTCGCGCCCGGGCGAGGCCTTCCGCTACTGGGTGGTCGCTGAGGAGGAGGCATGACTGGGTGGTCCGACACTGCCAAGATGAAGCCCATGCCCAACAAGCCCAAGACCCCCCTGCGCGCCATCCGCATCTCAGACGAGGTGTGGGTGGCCGCTCAGGAGCGAGCGCTGGAAGATGGGCGCACGGTCTCGGACGTGGTTCGCGAAGCGCTCGTGAAGTACGGGAAGAAGCCCCGCAAGAGGTGAGTGGTGGGCGGCTGGCTCTCGTCAGCCGCCCATGTGGCGCTAGTGGTCAGGCCCCACGCGTATATGCGTAGGCAGTCGAGGCGCCGACCGCGTTGGTGACGATGATCGGAGCCGAGCCAGCGGAGCCGGCCGGGACCTCGAGCACGACGATGTTCGGCTCGCCGGGGATCTGCGAGATGGATGTCGCCGCGATGCCGCCGATGGTGGCCGCCGTGATCGCGCTGACGTTGTACCCGCGGCAGTACACATTGGCCGAGGCCACAGCGTTCAGCGGGAGCGCCGACGCGATGACCGGGATGCCCGAGCCGTTGATGGGCGACGTGATCTGGCGCACGACACCATCGGAGGTGAGCGTGAACTTGTACCCGCCCTTGTCGGCGAACCCGGTGGCGAGGTCGGCCACCTCGACGGTGAAGCTGCCCTCGATGGCTCCCAGTGCGGGGTCCTTCGCGTCGAACAGCTGGAAGTCGGCGAGGTTGCTGGACCCGCTGGCCTTGGCGACGTTGAGCAGGTCAATGAGCCACGCCTGGGCGATGGCCCCGGTGTTGTCTCGAACGGCCTCGGCGTCGAAGGTGATCACCCAGTTGTCGCCCAGCTTGCGCTCGGACGTGCGGCCCTTGTTGCCGTAGTTCTCGCGCTGGGCGGTGATCTTGGTGGGCACGGCGGTGACGTTGTTGAGGTCGCCGGTGATGTTGGCGAACGTGCCGCTGCGCTTGAACTGCAGGATCTTCTCGTGCGCGAGCGCGAGGGTTCCTGCGGTCTGGACGGTCGTGTCATACAGGGTCGGATCGGCCACGTGGGACTCCTTAGATTGTGGGCGAGGCCCAGGTGGGCCGTGGGTCTGGCGGGTCGCCAGGAAGCGCCACCGGGTGGGTGACGCTGGATTGTGGGGGTGGGTTACAGGCCGCGGCGGCCCATGAATGAGAAGGTCTGGAACCCGCCGTTGCGGCCGGAAGAATCGGCGCTGAGCGGCAGGTATGAGTACAGCGAGCACCATGCGATGTGCAGTCCCGGAGGCGTGTTCTGCTGCTGGTCGAGGATCAGGTTCAGGCCAGCGGCGAGGTTCTCCGCGTCGATGCCCGATCCCTTGATGCGGGACTCGATCTGCACGCGATAGAGCATGTCGGCGCGGCCGGTGGATACTGAGGCGAGGGAACGCAGCACCAGGGCGTTGTCCGATCCCGCGACGGTGGGCATGTTGCCGGTGGTGTAGATGCCTCGCTCACCGCTGACGTACGGCGCGGTGGGCTTGTACACGCCCATGCCCTGGTCGTGGATGTACTGGGCCAGGGCTCGCCGCAGGGTGACGTTGGGGGAAATTGGATCAACCACGTCCTGCCTCCATTGCGATTATCTTGCCGAGCTCGTCTTTGTTCTCTTCGGCTGGGCCGGAGAAGTAGTGCGAGGTTCGGTTGTTCTGGAAGTCGGAGTTGCCGGGGTAGCGGCGGCCGAGGGAGTCGACGAGCGCGCCGTCTTCATGCCATCGCTGGGCATACGGGGTATCCGCGATGACTCCGGCGTCTTCGCCAGGGTTGTCGGCGTGGACCGCGGCAATGCTCCCAACGAGCGTGCCTTCGTCGTCCATCGGCGCACGCGCAGCCGACAGCTTGACGAGTTCCTCGGCGGCCATGTTCTGCCCGCGCACGAACCCCGCCAGGATGCCGTCTGTGATTCTGGGGAAGTGGCTGGACAGGTCTACGTCAATGCGAACGCCCATCGTCGCCTCCTACAGGTAGAGCTCGACGTGCGAGGGTGTGCGCGGGTAGGAGTAGAACGCTGACGAGAGCACATCCGCTGTGCGTTCCCGCGGGGTGCCCTTGTAGACGGTGACCTGCGAGCCGGGCAGCACGTCGTCGTCGGTGAGGATGACGATGAACTCGCTGCTCGTGACCTCGGCGCCGGCGGTGGAGGACGTTGAGCGCCGATCCACGATCAGCTTCGACTTCTGCTCGACGTACGCGGGCCGGGAGAGCACCGGAGCAGCCCAGACTGGCCCCTCTGCGCCCTCGCCGGTCAGCCGGGTGATGTCGATGCGGTGGGGGAGGTGTCGTGCGCGCAGACGAGCCACAGGGACCTCCTACGTGTGCGAGATGATGGCGGTCAGGAGGCCCGCGTTGCTGAGGATGGCGACGGCCTTCTCACCGATGCGGGTGGTGAGCTTGTCGCGCGGGCTCGCGGCCGTCTGGTTCGACGACGTGGTGCCGAGCGACACAGAGCCGATCTTCACCGCGCCCTGCTGGGCTTCGGCGCCGGTCGGGTCGTCCGTGATCTCCCAGTGCTCGACGATGGCGACCGTGGCCTCGGTGAAGGCGTCGGACACGTCGGCGTCGGTGGGGTACCCGTCGCTGTCCACGTTGAACCGGGAGAGACTGGTCAGCCCCTCGACCTCAATGGACGCGGACCGGAGCCGCTTGCCGAGCTTGATGGGGTCACCATCGAAGGGCTCCTCGGCGAGGTTGCCGTAGTCGGCGCTGGTCGCGTAGACGCGCTGGGCCATGGTTAGGCCTTCCGGGTGCGGCGGGGCTTGGGGAGCGTGAACTCCTCGTAGACGCGCGGCTCGCCCTCGACCGCATCGGGCAGCGGCGGGAGCGGGTCCACGGTGCTGTTCTCGTCGCCGAGCCACACCTCGAACATCCCATCGGCGTCGGGGGTCAGCTCGACCGTGTAGCCGTGCTGAACCAGCGCGGCCGAGAGGATCGGCTTGTCGCTCAGGTCGACCTCGGCCACACCATCGGTGAACTCGATGCCGCCGAGACGATCCGTGACGATGCCGACCTGGGGCTGGGGGTGGAGTACGCGGGCCATGATGTGCCTCCTCGGCGTGGTGGATGGGGTTGCGAAGTGAGCAGGAGTCGAACCTGCGACCGGCGGGTTTGGAATCCGCAGCTCTGGCCTCTGAGCTATCACTCCAAGTGCCGGCCCCGAAGCGGTGGAAGACGCCTCGGGACCAGCAGGTATTGCTAGGCGAACACGGGCAGGCCACGCAGCTGGGCGTGAGCCTTCTCGTTGCCGTACTCCAGGCCGATCTCGCCGTAGATCTGGGTCCGGTCAGCAGCGCCGACCTTCGCCAGGGGCTCCTCGAAGAAGTGGCCCTTGCCGTCGACCTCGAGGAAGAACGGCGCGAGCTGCTCCAGCGAGACGATCGCGAGAGCATCCTGGGGCAGCTGACGGTCGAGCATGATGTTCAGCGTGCCGAAGTCAGTCTCGATGGTCGTCAGGTTCACCCCGCCGACGTTGCGGGTGCCGGCCATGGGGTTGGCCTTGCCGTACGCGGCCGCGTAGGTCGCGGTCAGGTTGCGCTTCTGCGAGGAGTTCACGGCGATGGTGGCCGAAACCACGTCGCCGAGTCCGCCGTTGTCGTACGCCTTCTGGAACAGCGTGTTGTACGTGTCCAGCGTCGGGGCGGCCGAGGACACCGGGATGACCTTGACGCCGGTCGCGGTGCCGATGATGATGGCAGCGCCGCCCACGGTCGCAGCGACCTTGAACGACACGGTGGTGGCGACCGACTGCACGAAGTACACGCGGCCGATGACCACGGCGCCCGAAGCACCACGGCTGGTGAAGATCACCTTGTCGCCGACGCTCAGCGAGTGAGTGCCGGTGATGGTGTCCGTCGCCGCGGTGGCGAGGATCTCCGCGTTGCCGTAGATGACACGGTTAGTGGCGATCGCCTGGAGCAGGCCGCGAGTCTTCCGCACGGTCGTGTTGTCGACCGGCTTCTGGTACTCGCCGTTCCAGAACGCGTGGTTCACGTCCTTGGCGATGGCCTTGAGCTCGAGCAGCACCTGGTGGTCGTGCTCGCTCGTGACCGGGTTCTCGCCGGCGACGCCCGCGGTGGTCGTCTTCTGCGGGGTGGCCTGCTTGGTGTAGCTGGTCTCCACTGCGGAGTGGTGGATCTCGGCGATGTTGGTCGCGTTCGCGCGGACGCGAGCCTGACCCTGGGGTGCGTTGGCACCTTCGAGAGCGACGTTCTGGTCGCTGTCACGGAGGTCCTCAAACTGCCACTCCTTCTCCACGGTCTTGACGGACACGCCGCCAGTGAGACCGCCGATTGCGGAGAGCAGCGGGGTGGATTCGGGGGTGACCTGGAACAGTTCACCGACGAAGTTGGGCAGGTTGTAGGTCGTACTCTGACCAGTGATACCGGGCATGTGTGCTCCTTATGAGCGTTTGGCGTCGGCGATGCGGCGCTTGAGAGTGATGGAGAGTTGCATGTCGCCGGCCTTCGTCGCTGCAGCGAGCTGCTTCTCGAGGTCGGGGACCTGCCCACCCTGGTGATCCGTGCTGCCTGAGCTCGGCGGGGTGGTCTTAAGCGCTGCGTTCGCCTGGATTGCAGCTTTGATTTTGGCCGTGATGGCCGCTTCATCGGTCGGTTCTACCGAGGCGATGGAAGTCTTGAAGTCCTCGTTGGCGAGGAGGAGGCGTGCGGATCCGCCGAGGCCGTGGGATAGGATGGCGACGGCGGTGGAGAGCTGGCCGGCCTTGACCGACGCCTGCGCCTTGGTGAGGTCGCCGTCCTTCTCGGTGATCTTCGACGTCAGGTCGGTGACCTTGGCCGCGAGCTTCACCGGGTCGGTTTCCTCCTGCTCGCCGCCGCCGAGGAGCTTGGCGAACTGGGCCAGCGTGTCCTTCTGCGCCTTGTCGGCTGCAGCCTGGATCGCGGCGTCCGTCTTGGTCTTCGCGGCGGCAGCGTCGGCGCGCAGGTTCTCGACGAGGCGGAAGGCGCGCTCAGGGTCGAAGTTCTCCTTCGTCCACGGTGCGTTGTCGCCGCCCTGGTCGTTCTGCTGCTGCTGGCCGCCCTCGTCGCCGCCCTCGCCTTCGCCGTAGCGGATGCCCATGAGGGCGTGGCGGGTGCGGCCGATGACCGCGAGGCCGTCGATGTCGGCGCGGACGGGGATGGTGCTGGTCTTGATGTTCACTGTGTGCTCCTCTGCGCCACCTGGACGCTGTTGGATGAAGCACCGGCCCTGCGCCGATGCGAACCCACCCCGCCCTGTGCAGGCAGAGCGGGGTGAGTGTGTTGGTCGTCGAGGTGGGTCGGAATCTGACCTCAGCGAGCTAATTGCATACTGAGTATTTGATTTAGTCCACGGGTTGACACGTGTGCTACTCGGAATTCCTTTGTAGGAATCCACAGCGCGACATCCGAGAGGGCCAGATTCCGACCCATCTCGACGAGTCAGCGGCCGTCAGCCGCGGGGCACGCAAAAGCCCCGCAGAGCGAACTGCGGGGCTTGTTGGTGGGGGATTGGTCAGGCGGCGAGGTTGAGCTTCACGAGGGCAGGCACTGTGACGCCGGGGGATTCCCACGTCGCCTTCTTGCTGCTGTTGCAGCTAGTGCAAGCTGGCCTCAGGTTCGATGGCCAGTTCGATCCACCCTTGCTCAGCGGCTTCACATGGTCGATGCCCTGCCATGCGGCACCGCACATCCAGCACTTGCCGCCGTAGTAGGCGACGCGAGCGGCTACCTGCGCGATCGTCGAGTGTCCGGGGGCATCCCGCTTGAGCGCCTTCCGCCTACTGGTCAGCACGCGCACCCTGTCGCGGTTCGCCAGCTTCCATGCAAGCGTCACAGCAGCCGTCTCGGCGAGGTGGGCACGCCTGTAGGCGCGGTCACTTGCACTCTTGGTCGCTTTCCGGTGAGGCTGGTCGCGAGCGGCCTTGAGCTTGTCCGGGTTAGCCCGCACCCATGCAGTTGCGGCGGCGATCGAGGCTTCCCGGTTGGCCGCGTACCAGGATGCGTGGTGAGCGCGTTCCTCTTCGAGGTGGTTCGCCCGGTAGTCGCGGTCGTGCTGCGCCTTCGCGCCCGGGTTGGCGGCGTACCATGCCTTCTGGTCTTCCCGGCGCTTGTCCATGTTCAGGAGGCGCCATGCGGCGAATGCGGCCGACCTGCACGCTTTGCACTGGGATTCGTGACCGTCTTTGCGCTGCCGGTTCTTGCTGTACGCATCCAGGGACTTGGACTCGCCACACTTCGTGCAGGACTTGGTACTGTTGGCCATGTCGGCCACCGCCTCAATCGGTAGGTCGAAAGGCCTCCTCGGTGCTACAACACCTTGGGGGCCGCTTGTACTTCTAGGCTACCGCCCATCTGCGAACGACAGGGCCTCGCGCGCCGAATTCCTTTTTCTGCCGGTGAGGTTGAGGTGTTCTCGAAGTTGGGCCTGCTTGGCCCGGATCTTCGCCTTAGCGCGCTGTGCAGTCACCGGGTCGCCCGCAGCGGCCTGCTTGCGCTTGGCAGCGCGAATGTCGACCTCGAGCTCGCGCTGCCTTGTGCGTGCCCACTCGGCCTTCGGGTCGTACTCGAACCCGGCTTGCGGGATCGACAGGCCGGGCAGGTACGCGGTGAACTTGTGCGAGCAGTTCGGGTGCATGAGGCCTGCGTTGCGCGCGCCATCCGTGGTCCCGGCGATGTTGACCGTGACCTCGGTGTCCTGCGTGGCGTGCGGCAGGATGACCGTGCCCGTCGTGCCGTCCGTGGAGAGGATCTTGCCGACCCACGGTGCACACTTCGCACACGACGAGTCACTGCCCTGCACGGTGACGAGGTTGATGCCCGACTGCTGCATCCGCCACACGCCGGCATCGTTGAACGCCCGTGCGACGGTGGTGCGGCCGGCCATCTCGGCGTACGTACCGATGCGCCAGTTGCGTCCGCCCCGGTCGGTGAAGCCTTGGATGCCCTCGGAGAGGAACTGCTGCACGTTGGCGTTCTGCGCCTGGAGCTTCGTCTGCACACCGAGGAGCACGTTGGACGAGTTCATGGCGACGATGCGCTGGAACGCATCGACGGGCAGTCGGGTGATCCTCTGGTTCAGGATCTCAAGGCTGGACTGGAGCGAAAGCTGTGTAGCCGCTGTCGCCTGTGTGGCCGTGCCGTTCAGTGTGGTCCGTGCGGGCAGCCTGCGGGCCATGGAGAGCCGTGCAGCAGCCTCCGCTTCCCCCTGGGTGGTAGCGGCGCTGATAACGTCCCTGGCGAGGTTTTCCGCCCTGAGCGCATCCGCCGTGGTGAGCGCCAGGAGTCGAAGCTCGCGGAGTGAGCGCGCCCGGTGACCGTCAAGCTCAGCGAGCGCCCGGTTGCGGTCGATCGCGTACCGAAGACCGGCGACCCGATCCGACCCGGCAGCGACCGCCGCGTTGAGCTTGGCCTGCAGCTCCACATCCCGGTACGCCCGGACTGCGACAGCCCGGAGCAGCGTGTCCTCGGCGGTTTGGTACCTCTCGGCCAGGGTGCGGCCGAGGTCGGAAATGAGGTCTTCGGCGCTGATGTTGGGGTCCGGGGCGAAAAGAGCCATCCGGACCCCCGATGCTATTGCGCCTTCGTAGCGCGGTTGGTGGCGCTCCTGCGAGCGTTGTACCGTTCGAGTGCCTCGCGTACGACCTCGCTGACCGTGCGGCCTTCAGCAGCCGCGTTTTGCTGAGCGGCTTCCCATAGCTCGTCCGAGATGCGGATGGAACGCAGCGGGGTCTTGGGCTTGTTGGGCATGGCCTTCATTGTCGCAGGCGTGAAGACCTCGAAGGCCGCCACTAGACGTCGTCCCTTCGGTCGTCCTTGTACATGAGCATCGACACCAGCGCTCCCACCGCGAGTCCGACCAGGATCGCGGCTGGGATGTCGTAGGCGCTCATACCATGGCCCCCATCTGATCGCGACCCCAAATGAGGAGCGCGCAGCCGAACGGTGGGCGCTCATTCGGCCCGATCTCCGTCTGGCCCGCCTTGATGAACCGGAGACGACCCGGCAGGAACTCGACGGTCAGCGGTGAGTTGGGCCGGTCGCGGAAGGGTTCCACGAGCTCCTGCCACCACTTCTGCTCGACACGGTTGGCGGGGAGCAGCATGACGATTCCGCGCGTCTCCGGGTACTCGGTCCACGCCTTGTCCACCCACGAGTACAGATCAGAGTAGGGCGGGTTGCACCAGACGCGCTCACCGGTCCACGGCTGCATGAGCCCGTCGTCGGCGCGGGTGAAGTAGCGCTCGCACTTCGCGTTGTGCGCGGCAGCGGCGGCATCGAGCGTGAAGCCGCCGAACCGCTCGTTCCACGGGTCGAAGTTGATCGGGTGCGTGCCGCGATCGTCCACTTCGTCCAGCGCGCCGCGCTTGCCGATCTGCTGGGGATGATTCGACGCCTTGAATCCAACTACGCTCACTGTGATCTCCTTTGGTGTATATACACCAAGCTAGCACGGATGCTGCCTCGATGCATATACACCGCGAGTCAATCTGTAACGTCGGGTGCAGCGGGGTTAGCCTCGTCCAGTGGCCCAGTGATGAGCGTGGGATCAGCCTCGGGCCCCATGCCGCGCTCCTCCTGGATCAGCTTGACCTCTTCGTCGACCTTGCCCTCATCCCAGTCAGGACGGACGTCCATGACCTTCTGACGGGTCGAAGCAGCACCGGCTACGTCGAGAAGGCCGACGATGCGGGCGATCTTCTCCGGGTCCATCTGCGACACCGGGGCGAACGTCACATCGGGCAGCTCGTCGTAGAACTTGCCGCCCTCAGCGGGGAACACGGTGCCGTCGATGGCGAGAGCCACCTGGGCGAGCCGTGCGAGCGCCGGCTTGAGGTAGAGCGCCTTCTGGTCGCGGGTGGCCTCCGACTCGGTGTAGTCGGCGGTGACCTCCGTGGCCGTCTTCGCGCCCTGCTCGGCCTTCAGGCCGAGGTGGGCGGGGGAGATGCCGCACTCGTTGGCGATCTCGTGCTTGATGGCCGCGATCGCTGCGAGGTGCTCTTCGTAGCGGATGTCGAACTGCGAGATGGTCAGCTGCGAACTCAGCGAGTCGCTGGACTTGCCCAACGCCTCCAGGCCCGAGTAAACGGTCCGTTCGATGTCGAGCTTGCCGCCCTTGCCGCGCCCCATGTTCTCGAGGTACGCCTCGGGGGCGGTGATGCGGCCCTTGCCCAGGTCGAAGTCGATGTCCAACGAGGACCACCACTTGTCGATCTTGTCGAACAGCGGCTCCTTGCCCGCGAAGTCCGACCGGCCCAGGTTGGCGAGCACACCCATGCGGCGCCACTCGATCTGAGGCAGGTTCGGGTAGTAGACCACCGCGAGCTCGTCGACACCGGTGGCGACGATGACCGTCTCGTCCCACGAGGTGGGGTCTTCGATCGCCATGTCAAGCTCGCCCTGTGTGCGCAGGCCGTTGTAGTGCGCTGTCTCCGCGAGGGAGCCCAGCGGCACCACAGGGCCGAGGGTCTTCGTGCCGCCCTTGTGCAGGGTGAACGAGATGAAGCCGCGGTCGTGCCGCTCGAGCAGCCGGAACACGTCATTGCCGTGCACGTGCTCGGTCCACAGGGTGACGCTGGTGAGGATGCCGTCCTGGAACTCGGGGATGGCACAGTCGGCCGCATAGCTGCGGATGCGCACGTGCGAGCGCAGGCGGGCGTTCCAGGTGACAGCGAGGAACCCACCGCCGAGCGCCGCAGCCTGCTCGGTAGACTTGAGCAGTTCGGCCTTGGTCTCGTCGGACTGCATGATGACGTCGAGGCGCGCCTGGCCGGGGTGAACCCACGGCTTGTCCTTGTCCACCACCACGTCGTCGGGCTTGCCGTAGGCGATCTTCACACCCTCGCCGACGAGCAGCGTGGCCGAGAGCCGGGCGAGCACAGCGGGCACACCAACGTGCATGCGCGCACGATCCTCGCCCTCGACGACGGGCTGGCCCACCCACATCTTCGCGAGGTTGCCGAGCACGCCGCCCTTGTACGCACGACCCTTGACGGTGTGCGTGGCCGTGCCGACGCCGGCGTAGAGCTTCTGCAGGAACTCCATATCACCTGCCCACCAGGCGTCGTGCTCGCTGTAGCGGGCCGCGGCGAGGTCGAACGGGGCGGGCGGGAACTGGTCTGATTCGGAGGCCATGTGTACTCCGTTCAGAGTGGGTTAGGCGGCGAGCTTCACGTGTTGGCGCCAGATGGATTCGGTGGTCTGCAGGGCGTAGCGTGCGGCGTCCTGCGAGTGGTCGTTGGCCTTGACGGGCTTGTCCTCGCCCTTCTCAGATGACTTCGCATCCCACACGTACTCGGTGACTTCCTTCTGCCAGCCAGGGCAGCGCTCAGTGACGAGCAGCTTCCCGGCAGACAGCACTGAGGCGACCGTACGAATGCCGTTGAGCACGTCGTTGTCGGCCTGTGTGGAGAGCAGCCCGTCCTGCTGCAGTTGCACCCGGAAGGATGCGGCAGACGGGTCGAGCACGATGTAGTCGGGGGTGAGCTGCATCTGGTTGGCCGGCAGGTGAGGGTCAGCGAGCCATCTGCGCAGCCGGCGTGAGAGTTCGACGTCGGTGAGCTTCTGCTTCTCCGCGATGGACTCGTAACGCCACTCGTCGACGAGGTACAGCTTCGAGTGCTCTTTGCCGTACAGGTCGGTCTGCGTCGCCATGCCGAGCATGAGAGCAGCTGTGGGGTTCGTGGTGCCGTAGTCGATGCCGACCGCGATGAGCTTGCGCATGGGGGGCAGGTCGGCCCACGGGATCGTGTGCTTCGCCGGATCCCACATGTCGAAGATCGCGCCCTCAGCGTTCGACCACTTGCCGAGGATGAACCGGTCGTAGAACGCCCCGGTGAACGAGGCCTTCATGTCAGCCACATACTGGGCGGTGAGCGAGGGGTTGTCGTCCATGACGAACTCGAACACGATCATGTTCTTCGCGTCGGCGTTGAGCATGTACTGCTGACGCAGCCAGTGGTTGAACGAGCCCGGGTTGGTCGTGGCGAGGAGTCGAGCAGTGGGGACGCGCAGACGAGTCAGCAGCATCTCCCAGAAGCCCACAGGTAGCAGGGTCGCCTCATCGACGTAGGCGATCTCGATCGTCGCGCCGCGGATCTTCTCCTCAGAGCGGGCATCGTTGGCGCCGACAAGGTGCACTTCACGGCCGAGGATGGTCGCAGTGTTCGACCCTCGTGTGTGTAGCACCTGGCCGGCCAACGCGCCGAAGAGTTCCACCTGCTGCAGCGGGTCGATGATGTTGCGCTCGATGGTCTGCAGCGTCTTGCCGACGATGACGATCAGGCCGGTCCCTTGCGCCTCACGCACAGCGATCAGGAACGCGAAGTTAGCCGCGATGGTCTTGCCGCCAGAGACAGCGCCGACCCACAGGGCGATCTTGCGCAGCTTCGACCGCACGATGGACGAGATCTGCTTGCGAGACAGGCTCGGGCTACTCAACATCGGTGACGTCCTGAGCCTCGAACCCTGCAATGAGCGCATCCACCAGCGAGTTCGCCGTGATCACGCCTGAGGTGTCCTTCTCGAGCACCTTCGTGAGCTTGTCGAACACGATGGCCGCGGACGTGACGATCGTGCGCCGAGCCTCAACAGGCGCCGAGTCCAGTGTCGCCTCAGCGAAGGTGTTGTCCTTCCCGCCGAAGTTGAACACCGTGAAGGGCTTGTCGATCATGTCAAGCATGTCGTTCGCCGCGGTGTTGAGCCGATGGGCAAGAGTGAGCCGGGCGTCAGCGAGATCCACCGAGCGGGCCGCTTGTGCGTCTTTTGTGCTTGACCGGTCAAAGGTGCGGTCATTCGCTGCGCAGACGTTGGTGACTGATCCTGCACTGACACCGGTTTGACGGGCGATCTCGTTGCGGGCTAGCCCCTTGTCGTGCAGGGAGAGGATCTCGTCTCGCTGGGCGTCGGTGAGTGCCATTGGTCATCACCTCGATGTGCGCCGCCTGGACGCTACGGGAGAGGCTGGGCCTCGGGTCGAATTGGTCACTCCCGCGTCTTTACGGGGTTTTCGTTCTGGCGGGGTGGTCTAACCCCGTGTTTCTGGAGACCTTGGAGCGTCGGAACGGTCAGATGTCGGCCGGATCGCAGCACTCGGCAGCCTGGAGAGGCGATGTCGCTTCACTCCCGCAGGTCCCACACGGGTAAAGCGTGCGCTCAGGCATCGGCTTCATCACCTTCGTCATACTCAGCGTCTACGAACGTGACGGTGGGCATGGCGCCGGCGATCACGTCGTCCATTGCCTGGGCGAGGAGTCCGCGGGTGATGAATGCCCGTTGCCCTGCTGGGGTGAGGACGTTGGGGTATTCGCGTTCGCCGGTCTCTGCGTCGGTGGTGATGACGTAGGTGACGTAGGCCACGATGGGGTCGCCGTCGTCGTCGTTCTCCGCGAGGAGGGCCCGGAGTGCGTCTTCGTACTCACTGAGCAGGCTCATCGCAGGTCCTCTCGAAGCGTTTGTTCCGCCACCCTCGCGCAGGTGCGCCAGCCCGTACAGAATCCGGGCCTTGGGGCGTCCTTCGCTGAATGCGGGCAGCGTTGACGCTTGGATGGCGGAAGTCGGTCCCGCGCCGCACCCTGTTTGCTTTCAGTTGTTCCAGTCACCCGCTCGCGATGTTTCCGGCGTCGGCGTGTGAGGTCTAACTGGTTGGGTTGGGCTACGACGCGGAAGTGTTGGGGTGCGCTAGACCTTCATGCGCTTGATCGGCCCGCGCTGTGCAAGCTCGAACGATGAGACTTCGGTGTCGTCACCGAATGCCCGGTACCAGTAGCCGCTTGCCACACCGCGTCCGGGGGTGCCGCCCTGCTGCCACGCATGGCCGTAGGAATCGAGAATCACGGCGTTCGCGGGCATCTTGTCGAGCTCGATCTGCGCACGGTGCAAGGCCGGCTGCAGTGTCATGGTGCCCTTGCTCATGCGGCCTCCTTAGCTGATTCGATTGACGGGTGTTGCGAAGGGTTCCCCAATGTGAGCCGTCGACCGCCTGGGTTATGGGCTCGGCGCTTGGCGCTGGCCTTCAGTTGGTGAGCGGGTGTGGCTACATGGGGAAGATTTGGGCACAAAAAAAGGGCCTCAATCCGAAGACTGAGGCCCTTTCTCTGCGAAGTAGGCGCACTACTGGAGCGCACCCTCATCTTATGCCCTCACGAGAGCGTTTGTCCACCTGATTTCATCGGCGTGTCGTCAGGCTGTTTCTTGGACCTGTTCAGCAAGTTCGAGCTCGTATTGCAGCTCCCTAGCCTTCCACGTCTCGCCGCATGCCCGGCAGACACCAGTTGCGTCGTCGGTCATGCTGGGCGAGTCGGGCCGGTACTTGATGACCAGGGGCCGGTAGTAGCGCTCCTTGGTCTTCGGGTCCCACCATTCCCCGGCGCCGCATGACGGGCAGTGCTGGGGCAGATCCTTCTCCTTCGGCGGGTCGAGCAGGGCTAAGATCTGACCCTCCCACTTCACGATCTGGTTGGCGTACCAGTTGACCATGCCGTCTTCGTGCTGGCACTCGTTGAACTTCACGTACCAGCGCCGGAGCGTGACCGTCATCGATTGCTTGTCGATCACCGCATCCACGCTTCGGCACCAGCTCATGACGGTGGAGCTGATCTGCATCAGCTTCATCAGTGCGCCGGCGTCCACCAATGATCTGGTGGCGGGGTCGGAGCCTCCCGAGGTGGTGCCGCCCATGTTCGAGCGAATCGCCTCGTCGAGCGCGTCGAGCAGCGGGGGCAATTCGACGGGTGAGGTGCAGGTGATCCCGGCCTCGTTGGACTGGACCACCTTCGAGACGCGGGGCTTGGTGAGCAGGTCCACCGATTCGAGCAGAGTAATCATACTTCCCTCCCTGCCATGGCGTTCCTGATCTCGTGAATGCTGACCTGCCCGCCGAGAACGATCTCGTACATGCGAGAGTCGAACCTGCCGGTCTTGAGCTCCCACGCCCGAATGCGCTTCTGCATTGCCTCGGTGGGCAGTGATCGGGTGAGGGCGAACCAGAGCAGCGCCTTGACCGGGAACCCGGAGACGTAGCCGAAGGCGAGATCCCAGACGAGGCCGAAGCGGCGTTCTGGGTTGTAGCAGAACCCGAGGTGCACTGGGTTCTTCGTCCTCAGCTCCGCGCGCTCGCTTCCGAACCCGACGTACCCGCACACGTACTCGTCGGTGGCGGGATCGCGGCGAAGCTCGACCCCCGTCACGTCCATGACTACGCTCATCGTCCCTGCTCACTCTCTGCGCCTACGGGGCGCTCTGGTGTGTACGCCCGTTTGAGCCGGGTCACGGCTTCGTCAACGAGCCGATCGAGGCGCGGCACGTCGTTGTCCTCTCCCCAGCGCATGACTTCGGGCCAATCGAGGTTGATGGAAAAGTCGCCATCTTTGGTGTCGAGGTTGATCGTGACCCTAGCCATTGCTCTCTCCTTCGTCTCCTGCGCCCGTTTCAGGCGTCGTGTGCGTGGTTGTACGGTTGTCTGCTCCTGTGGCGGGAGACGGCGGGTGGGGGGTGGGCGTGGGCGTTTCGTGCCAGCCCAGCGCCCACGTCTCCTCGTACGTCGGTTGGCGGCCGTGCTCGGCTTCGTACTCCGCGCATAGGGCGTTCATGCGTGCGGCCTCGGCGTTGAAGAACTCCGCCATCCCGGCGTAGTGCTCAGCCATCGCCTGTTCGATGCGGGCTTGCTCAGCGAGCTCGGCCACGGTGAACGGCTTGAACCGGTGCCGGGGCCACTCATCTCCGAGTTCGCCGTAGTAGTCGACCGTGCCGCAGATCAACTGCTCGTTGCGGATCGCACCCCGCGTCTCGTCACACTGCAGGCATTTGTCGGCAGCCCGGGCGCTCACGTCTCGCTCCCTGCGTCGGTGGGGGTGTAGATGATGGTGGCGGGGCCGTCCCAGATGATGTCCTCCGCGAGCGTTCCCAGTTCGGAGCCGACCTTCTCCCAGAACCCGCCAGTGGGTGGCGAGTACGCACCAAGTGGCGGTTTTCGCGCCACGACTGTCTCGCCGTCGCTAACGCTCATGACGACGCTCCCGTGTGGCAGCGCGTCCAGTTCCTCGACGGTGGTCACCGTGCGCGGCTTCTTCGTGTAGCCCGCCGCCAGGATGTGGGTCGCCAGCCTCTCGCAGATGCTCATGATCTCCGGGGCGTCATAACCCCAGTGATCTGATTCCCTGCTGCTGAAGATGACCTTGCTCAGATCGCTGTGCTCGCTCACGTCTCGCTCCCTGCGGGGGTGGGGGTGAAGCGCCTGACCTCACGCTCGCGCTCGTTCGCGTCGTACATATCCTCGCGGTGAGCCTCCATCTGCATCATCGCGTCAGCCTTGCGCGGCCCCCAGAAGACGGCCCGGCACCACTCGCACTGGACCACGTACTGGCGCGGGTTGGTGATGTGATCCGTGCCAGCGTCCAGCGTCGCGTCCACGTGCCACCCCGCGAGGGTGAACCCGGGCGGCTGGTTGGTCACCTCTCGGGCGTAGCCTGCCGAGATCAGCGCATCCGCGACGACGTTCGCGCCCATCACGGAAATGCTGCCCTCGTCAGCCCGGGAGGTTTCCCAGATCCGTTGCGCCAGCGCATCCCGTTCCTCGTTGGTACTCATGATTTGCCCTTCTTGTCTCGGTTGATCTGTTCTCGTGTGGCAAGGAACGCCCGGGCGCGAACGGCACCCGGAGCGTTGGGGCAGGGAATGGCGCTGAGACCGTAGGGGCCGTAGCAGTCCGCACACCGATGCTCCGTGGGTGCCGGGTCCTTGCCCTGGGTTTCGGGGGAGTGGCGGCCGTCGATCTGGCCGACGATGTAGGTAGCCATCAGGCGGCCTTGTGCTTCCGCACGGTGTCGCGGTACACAGCGGCATAGAGCTTGCAGAGGTTGCCGCCCTCTACGCGGGTGAGCTTCTTCTTCCGCTTGCGCCCGACGACGCCGGCCAGCTTGAAGTGCGACCTCACGTAGCGGTACATGTAGGTGTTCATGTTCCGGCTCTGGTTGTCGAACGGGGGGTTTCCGGTCTTCGTGTTGAATCCGGGCCATCTTGGGTGCGCCATTAGGCTGCCTTTCGTTTCTTCTCGGCGTAGCGGAGTTGGGCATCGCGGTGCCCGTTGGGGTTTGCAGCGGTCCATCGGGCCTGACTGTCTTTCATGCACTGGCGACACGTGACGCCCCAGCGGCGCTCACCAGACTTAGTGCGCCTTGCCATGCGCATCAGGTCCGAGTTCGGGTGGCCGTGGCGACACCCGCCCATGGGGAAGTCGTCTCCCTGGTTGCGGCGGGCATTCTCGATGTTCGGCAGAAGCCGAAGGTGAGCGGGGTTCACGCATGGCCGCACTTTGCAGGTGTGGTCGAGTGTCATGGCCATGGGTACTTGCCCATTGACGGCAACCCACGCGGCCTTGTGCGCCAGAACCAGCCCCCGCACCCCGCCGTCCTGCCATCCGACCTGGGCGTATCCGTGGGTGCCGATGGAGTACGTGCTAATCCAGCACCCGTCTTCCTGCTTGACTACGCGGGTGATTGCTCTCTGCGCCACGCGCTCGGGGACCGGAACTGTGTTCCATCCGTCGGGGTGGCGGTGGTTGCTTGAGGCGGCATGGGTAGAATCCATGAAGCCCTCCAATCGGTGAAGTCGATTTGTGGGGGTCAGTCCCCGCCGCGTGCTTCCAACACGCTGCGGGGACGTTCTTATTTTAGCTGAAACACGTTCTAATTTCCAGCTAAATCGCAGGTCAGAACGGTATTTCTTGATCTGCATTGCCCGGCGCATTCCACACGTCGCCACCTCCTAAGCCCTGTGCGCCCGCCTGAGCGTTCGGCGCCGCATTCTGGGTTGCTGCCCACGGTTCATCTGCCGCGCCGCTGGTGCCCCCACGCTGCCCCGCGCTACCCCCACCGGAGCTCGCCCGAGTGAGTGAAGCCGTCGCGTATCTCAACGACGGGCCGATCTCGTCGACCTCCAACTCGAACGACGTGCGCTTCTCGCCCTCCTTGGTTTCGTAGGAGCGCTGCTTCAGGCGGCCGCTGGCGATGACGCGGGAGCCCTTCGTCAGGCTGCCGGCCACGTGCTCGGCGAACTCGTGCCAGACGGATGCGCGCAGGAACAGTGCTTCGTCGTCCTTCCACTCGTTCGTCGCCTTGTCGAAGTGCCGCGGGGTGGATGCGATGGTGAAGTTCGCCACCGCGAGCCCGTTCTGCGTGTAACGCAGCTCCGGGTCGCTCGTGAGGTTGCCAATGACAGTGATTACGGTTTCGCCGGCCATGATTACTTGCTCGCTTTCGGTAGTGGTTTGCGCCCACGGGGATCGTGGGAGCGGAGTTGCATGTCTGCTCGGTGGTAAGACACCCGCGAGCGTTTCTCGTCGAGCGCCTCGGCGATCTGCCGGTCAGTGCGGCCGGTGGAGTGGAGCTGACGGATGTTGTGGCGCAGCTGGTCGCGAAGTGACTGCTGCGACGGGGTGAGTGCCTTGGACACCAACTGCTCGATGAGGTGGTGAGTCTCGACGTGACGGGTCTTCGCGTGGGCCAGGAGCAACCGGTACTGGGCGTCGGGGACATTGATGCTTATCTGCACGCTCACGACCTCGCCGCCTTCTCGGCCCGGTGCTTCTCGATGGACGCCTGGGTGTCGCGCTCGAACTTGGCCCGGTCCAAGGTGATGACGTTGCCGGTGAGGGCTCTCGGTGCGTCGATGCGCTCTTGGCGTTCCCTGCGATCCCTCACACGGCGTGCGCCGGCGATCACGTGCCCCGGTTGCAGCCACACGTCCGGGCGCTCCTGGTAGTGCAGCTTCAGCGCGCCCACGGCATCCTCGAGCGTCACCCGTTCGAGGTCATCCGCCCACACCATTGCGACGGACTGAGACACTGTGCGGTTGTCACGCGCTGAGGCCAGCGTCAATAGCTTGAATGCTTCCGGCTCGTTCATTTCCACCTCCGTAGATTCGTTGAAACTCGGCCGCGTTCTGGTCGGCCTTGGTCGGGCGCAGTGCCCATTCGGTGTTGCCGCGCTTGGGCTTGGCGTCGCCTTGCTTCCGCCGCATCCAGTTGCGCCACGTGGACTCCCAGTTCGTCTTGACACCCTTCTGCCCGGGTTGGGCAATCCAGTAGTCGATGAACGTCGCGTGCTCGGCCCGGTGGTCGACGTTCGGTGCGTCCTTCTTCGCCGTTGCAACAGACGCAGCAGATGGCATCCAGTCGGGAGAGAGACGAGATCCGCGCGTAGCGGGTCTCTCTTTTACTACTTCGTTAGAAGTAGTTGTCTCTGTCTCTGTCTCTGTCTCTGTCTCTGCTTGGATTTCGCTAACCGACTTGCTAGCGACTCGCTTAGCGCGGGCTATCCCGCCCTTGCTACCATTGGCCGCGTTGCGTGATCGACGGGCCTCAACTTCGGCCTTCGTGTCCTGATGTTCGGCGTAATCGTGGATCATCCAGCCCCCATCGACCGCCAAAAATGACGGTTTTAGTGGGTCATTCGTAGCCAATTCACCCAAGGCGGCTAGCGACCACTTAGCGGTGGCTAAGCGAGTCGCTAGGAATCCATCGGTGAGCATGCGGCGCGAGTAGAGCGTCGCCTCGACCAGGCACCGGAACGCAGCATCAGACAGGGGCAGGATTTTCGGGTTGTCAGCGAAGTCCTGGGTGAACTTGCCGTAGAGCCTGTCGTCCTTCGCCATCAGTCAGCCTCAGCGTTCTGGTGCTTGAACACGGCGGCCACGTAGACATAAGCGCCGCCGACTGAGGCGAGGGACTTGGCTATGGCGTCTACGAGTTCGGGCTTCATGCGATCGCCCCGAAGTCGAATGTCTGCTGCTGGAGGCGCTTGGCGATCAACTCGCAGTACTTTTCCTCCATCTCGACGCCGATCGACTTTCGCCCAAGGTTGCGCGCCGCGATGAGCGTTGCCCCGGACCCGGCGAAAGGGTCAGCGATCACGCCCACCGTCTTGGCGATAAGGACTTCCATTAGCCCGATCGGTTTCGGTGTCGGGTGGTCTGGCCTCGCCTTGTCGTTCGACATGAGCGTTTGCGCGCGGATGACGTTGCCCTCGCGCTTGCCGATGAACCCGGAGCCGAGGACGTAGATCTCTTCCTCGGCCGCGCCCCACGGCAGGGACAGGTCGCCCATAAAGCCGCACGGTGACTTATCCCAGATCAGGCGCATCCGGGTTCTGTCGGGGCGGGGCACATTCCAACGCCCGAACACTAGAGCAGGCTTGTCGTCACCCCAAAGGATCAGCGCGGCGTCCCGATCCACCGGTGACATGTCACCAGCGACGCGCAGGCGACCGGACTCCCGTCGGGGCTCGCCATTCCTGCCCCCGAATCCCGTGTAGTCCATCCCGTACGGCGGGTCGGTGATTAGGGCGTCGGCCTCGAGCCAAGGCTGCAGGTGGATCGCGTCACCGTGGTAAAGCGTGACCAGATCGTCGGTGTAGTACGGCACCGGTCCGGTCGAAATTGGTATAGTCATATTTGGTTGTCCTTAGGCTTGAAACTGGAGGATGACCCGAAGGTCAGTCGTTTCCGCGACTGGCCTTCACTCGTTAACCGAGGCAGGTCCAGTCTAGTCGAAATGTTCGGTTTAGTCAGGGGTTTCACCTCCCGACACGTGCGGAGTTTTGTTCGAATCAGGTTCGCCAAAATCCCCGCGCTCGATCCGCGTCGCCAGTCCTGCATAGGTGGCGCCGATGATCGGTTTGGGGTGCTCAGCCCGCGCCCGCAGATGGGCGAGGAGAGCGGGTCTGTCCAGTGGTCTGTTCAGCGGCATCAGAAGACCTTGCCGTCACCGGACATGCGCCGCTTGGCCTCGTGCGCGGGGATCTCCACCCAGTCAGCGACACCCTCGGCGTTGATCGGCAGGTACAGGCACCAGATGAGCTCGATGCTGTATTCACCACGCACCAGCCGGCGGGCGGGCCACTCGGCAGGATCGCCCCACTGTGGGACGCAGAAGCCTTCACGCTCGGCCTCAGCCGGGTGCGAGGTCATGCGGCCATGACATCCGTCAACGCCAGACCCACACAAAATCTGCAGGTTCTGTACGTCAGTGCGGCCGCCCTGGGATCTGTTCTTGCGGTGATCACGGGACATCGTTCCGCTCTTCCCACAGCGCACGCACCGGTTGTGATCCCGTTCCGTCGCCGCGAGATACGCCGCCTTCTCCTCGGCCCGGGTGGGTCTCGGGAGCTTCGGGGTGATCATGCGGCCGGCCGCCAGACGAGCTCGGCGTGCTCTTTCGCCATCCACTCGGACCGGAAGGCACCAGTGCCCGTCCCGTACCAGAGTCGAACCATCCCCTCGTAGCGATCTCCGCGGCCGTCGATGAACGGCTCGTTACTGCGGACTACCACACATCCGCTGGGCAGCTGGTCGAGCTCCTCCTTTGTCATGTCGTGCCTTCCTGTTCATGTCGAAGGCCCCCACCGTCGCGGTAGGGGCCCTTGGTTTTGCGGGGTGGGGGATGGTCACTTGCGCGCTTCGAGCACGCGATCGAACGGGATCTTGTCCGTCCACGAGTAGGGCGTCTTGACGCTGACCGTCATGGCGTTGAGCTTGACCACGGCATGCCAGCCGAACTCGTCGCGGATGGCGCGAGCGCCGAGCAGATCCGAGCGGACCAGCAGCACTCGGAAGCGCTCGGCCGTGGCGGCCTCGAGGGCCGACTCCAGCCGGGCTACTTCCTTCTCTGCGTCGACCTGGGCGATGCTGATCGTTGCCTCTCGGTCGTACGCGTTGAACCGGCGGGCGTCGGCCTTCGCGTTCGGCTTGCGTCGGATGCCTGAACCCTGTGCGGGGTCCGTGTTCTCCGTCGCCTTCCGGGCGTTGATCGCGTCGTTCGCCTTCGTCATCAGGGCCAGGTGGGCGCGCTCCTTCATCAGCTGCGCGGTGAGGCGTTCGACCTTGCGGGCGTTGACGTCATCGCGGGAGGTCATTGTTTGCCACCGTCCAATCGCGAAGGCCTTTGTAGACGCCCTCGGAGAGGCTGACCTTTGCCGTGTAGCTGACGTGCCACGGGTCGGCCTCCATGATGAGATCGGTCACGTTCTCTGCCCGGATAAACCCCGCAGCGGCCAGTGCTCGGTCCCGCCTATCGAGTTCCTCGCGGTGCCGCTTGTCCTGCGCGCTGAGGTCTTTCCCCATCGCGTCGACGCGACCGGTCAGTTCGGCGATCTGCTCCTTCTTGGTCGGCTTGCGGACCGGCGCGCAGCACGGGAAGTCATCGGGGGCGGTCATCGTCCGACCCCGTTCTGCGTGTTGTAGGCCGCTGCGATGCTCTTGTTGATGTTGAGCATCGAGTAGATCTTCGTGCGCAGCGCCTTCTCGGTGTCCTCGGCGTAGTGGTATTCCGCCTTGGTGTTGTGCCACACCTCGAGTTCGGGCTGGGCGTCGACCTCGGCCATCGCTCGGGCGAAGGAGACGTTGTTGCCCTGCCTGCCGTAGAACGCCATTTGTGTGTTCTTGCGCAGGCCGTGCGCCCGTTCGGCGTTGTACCTGCGGGTGTTGATTTCGAGCAGCACGTCAGGCATCTGCTCGAGCAGGGCGTTCGCTTCACGGATGAAGAACTCCATCTCGACGGGGTTCGTCGGGGCGAAGTTGCGCAGCTGGTCAGCCTTGCCGGCGAACTCGGCCTTGACGACCTCGACGGCGTTCGGCTGGTCGGTGACTTCACCGGACTCGGTGTTGGTGAACTCAACCATTGGCCTGCTGCGCTTCGTACTCGGCGGCCGACTCGCGCTCGTAGCGCTGCTCTTCCGTCTCGTCGGTGGGCGCATCATCCTCGACCACCTCGGCGTCGACCACGTTCTCATCCGGTGCCGGCTCGGGGGTGGGCTCGGCTTCCTTCTCGGCGCGGCTCAGGACGCCCGCTCTGGCGAGGAACAGCGCCCGGTTGGGCAAGTACTCCTCGACGGCCTTTGCGCGATCCCTGACGCCCATGAGGTCCTCCGTGGACTTGGCTGCAGCGACCAGCGCCGCCCAGTCCTCGGACGGTTCGGCCCTGTCGACCGTGGCGACCATCTCGCCGCCGTTGTCGACCAGGCCGCCCATCTCCTCCGGGGTGTAGGAGACGCCCATGAGGCAGTCCTCCGCGCCCTCCCGGCAGACTTCGGAGATGGCCCGCGCCTTGCACATGGCCTCGCCGTACTTCTTCCACACGTCCTTGCCGGCCAGGCCGGCGGTGGTCGCCCGGGCGATGGTCCAGGTGGCCGAGTAGGTGAAGTCGAGGTCATCGGATCGAGTGAGGGTCGCGGTCGCGGCGAAGTCGTTCGTCTTGATCGACCCGGACGTGGTGACGCGCAGCTTGTGGCCCGCCTTCCGCACCAGCCCCGACATGAGGCCGGGGGAGATGGTGGCCTTGCCCTCGATAATGTGGATGCCGCCCATCGCGGCCATCGGGTGGATGCCGAGCATGGCGCCGGTCTCCAGCACCAGCAGCACCTTGCCGGGGGAGGGGTGGCCCGCGTCGTGCAGGCCCTTCGGGATCAGGCTGCCCGCGCTGGTGAGCGTCTGCACGTAGCGCATCTTCTCGTCCAGGCCCGCGGCCTCGTACTGGGTGACTTCCTTGGATGCCATTACATTCCTCTTTCGAATTCGAGCGCAGCGGTCAGCCGGGCGGATAGTTCAAGGGCTATCGGGAGCAGGTCGGCGAGCACCTGCGCGACGTCGGCGGGGTAGATGCGCAGCGACTTGGGTTCGTTGGTGCGCATCTCGCCGTTCACGATCTCGGCCCAGATGAACTCCGTGTAGAGGACGTCTGGGCCGATGCAGTGCTGCTGGAATGCGACCTGTCTGAGTTCGCCGGGGGTGGGCCCGTTCACGATGCGGTCGTGTTTGGCCTTGACCTCGGCGAGCACGATGCCGTCAGGCCGCACGAGCAGCCCATCCGGCGTCGCGGCGAGGCCGGGGGTGGCCTCCGCGTGGATCAGGAGCGTGTTCTGCGGGATGCCCGCCCACATCAGCATCAGCGGCTCCCAGAGGTTGCCCGACTCGGTGTAGGCGTTGCCGCCGAACGACTGCGGCTTGAGCTTGGATGCCGTGTACTTGTCGATGGACTCGGGCTTGGCGAGCTTCGCGGCATCCGATGCCCCGACAATCGGCTCCCGGGCCAGGAGCCACGCGGGCCGATCGGTCGAGTCGGCGAGCACCCTGTCGAGGTAGCTCATCGCGACGCCGCTTCCTGCTCGGGCAGTTCGTCGTAGTCGTCGACCGTGCGCTCGGGGGTGTCCGGGTTCTGTCTAGCCCAGCTGCTCACGAGGGCACCTGCGTAACGGTGAACGTGAAGCACGCCAGGCGCTCCTTCTTCGGCACGAAGATGATGGTGGGCATCATCTTGACCATGAAGCGAGGAACGTCATCCTCCACCACCTCGGCGTCCACCAAGCCGTCACACAACGCCTTGAGCACGGGCACGATGTTCTCTTCGTCGCGGCGGGTGTGGCTGTTGACCCACCAGACCAGTTCGACCCGGCATCTGCCCAGGTCGGGGATCCTCCGGGCCTCGGCGTGCATGAGCGAGCGCAACTCCTTGACGATCTTCGCCTCCTGCATCTTGTGCATCTGGTAGTTCAGGGACAGGGGCGCTTTGGTCCACGGGAAGGTGAACGTGGTGCTGAACAGTTCCGGCGCCACCCGGACGGGGAGGGTGCTGTAGTCGGCGGTCATGCGAGGCCCAGCGCTTCCCGGATCTGGCGTTCGTCCTCGGGGCCGGGGACCTCTTCGATGATGGTGAGGTAGGCCAGCAGGTTGCGGATCCGGGCCTGCTCCACCAGTGCTTCGGTGAATTCAGCCTGAGCGATGGCGGCGAGCAACCGCCCCTCGGCCACGGTCCCGGCCATGTAGGGGCTGTCGGACACCAGGAACTCGGCGTCAGCGGCCTTCTTCTTGGCCTCATCCAGGTAGTCGATCTCGGGCATGGGCATGCCGAGGATGTTTCTGATGGCGGGCATTGCGTCGGTCATGGTCAGTTGCCTTTCGCGGCGGGTCGGAACGGGAAGGTCGGAAGCATGGGTTGGATGATCGCTTCGGCGTAGGGCGTCTCGCCAGGGTTGTCGGTGAAGGCCATGTAGAGAGGCCCGGGCTTGTTCGGGTTCTCGCTCGCCGTGAACTTCAGCGCAGGCGGGAACTCCATGTGCTTCGCCAGGGTCCCGGCCTTAGCGATGTAGTCGAACCTGACGCTCGCGGTGGGGGCGGCATCGGCCGTGCGCGCCTTCTCGATCAAGGTGAGCACAGGGGGGAACTTCCCCTTGGGGATGTCCCCGTTCCATGAGACGGCGGGGGAGTCGTCCCCGTCGAAAAGGCGCACGCTGATGGTCAGCTTGCCCTCGGAGGTGGTGGCGATCACGACTCGGTGAAGCTCCGTGTTGTAGCGGCCATGGAAGGCCACGTTCTTATCGAGCCATTGCAGCGCGTCGCGGGGGATGCTGAACTCGTGTGCCTTCGCTTTCGCTTCGAGAGTGAACGCGGCAGTGTGGACGCGGTACCGGTCGGTGGCAGTGATCCGGACGGCCAGGCCGTCGACGGTGACCAACCCGCCCTGGAGAACGGGCGTCAGGTCATCGCGCGTGCAGGCCGATAGAGCCGCCTGGGCGAACCGTTTCGCGTCGTCGCGGTTGAGGGTGAACGCATTTCTGGTGATCTTCGGGGCGGTCATGGCTGGTCACTGCTTTCTGTTGGGTAGATGAACGGGAGGATCAGGAGCGGGCTGATCAGGCCCAGGGTGGGGAGGATGATCATGAGGTGCGGGAGGACGAGCGCCGAGGAGACGAACGCCCAGAGAACGCCGAGGAGGAAGAGGACCCACAGGACGCGCATCAGCGCTCTTCCTTGAACTGGTTGGCGTGCTTGTTCCCGCACTCCCAGGTGGCCCAGTCGTCGGAGTCGATGTGGACCTCCACCAGCCCGGACCAGAAGCAACGGGTGTCGATGCCGAAGTAGATGACCTCTTTGCGGCAGGTCATTTCGCGTTCGACGGTCACGGTTCTCTCGCCTGAGGTCGCCACGGTGGTCCTTTCGGTTAGACCGTCCATGCGGTCGAGGTTGGAGAGGTCGCCGGGAAGGACGGGGATCCATGTGCGGCGGCGCTTCGGGGGCTTCCGGGCGAGACGTTCGCCGCGGGTCTCCATGCGGGTCATGGGGTCACGCCGTACTTGGCGGCGATGGCATCAAGATCCGGGCTGCCGAACTTGATGACGTGGGGAAGCTCGGCGACGTAGGGTTTTGTGACGTTCGCATCGCGGATGTCAGCCAGCACCTCGGCGGCGACCTCGGGGACGGGGCGCAGGAGAGTGAAGGGGGCGAATCGGGCCATGTGCTCGGCGGTAAACCATCCGTGAGCGGGCTCCGCGAGGATTGCGAGGTATCCGTGCACGCTGAAAGACCACACGCCCCCGTCCTTGTCGAGGTAGATGCCCGGCTCAGTCGGCAGCGGCACGGGGCGGCTGATGAGTTCGTAGGTCTTACTGATCTGCTCGTTTGCCTCGGAGCCGCCGTCTGCGGTGTACTCAATCGCTTCCGTGCGTCGAATCCGATCACCCTTCTGGATGTCTTCGTACTTGATCGGCACGGGCGTATTCTGTTCAGGCATTACGGTTCCTTCCGTGGAGCAATGTGAAGGCCCCCTGTTCGTGCAGGGGGCCGTTGTTGTGGGGAGTGGCGCCGGGAGGATTCGGACCTCCGCAATCCCAAGAACGACTCGGCGCCGGTGGGGTTAGTTGCAGTTGTCGGCGTTGTACTTGACGAACTCCATGACGCCAAACCCGCGGAGGTCGGTGAGTGAGATCGTCTCGCCGTCTGCGGACTCGACGATGGCGATCACGTGCTCAAGTGCCCGCTCTCTCGCCGACCGTTTGCGCTGCGGCGGAACGAGCGACGGCGCGGCGGCGGCAGCCTTGAGCTGCGCTTCGAACCTGCTGTCGCGGTAGCCGTTGTAGTCGTTGCGGAGCGGCGCAACGGCGTTGAGCACCGCGGCGAGGTCGTCGCCGGCAGCGATGACCTTTGCGAGCGTTGCCTTCGCCTGCTTGACTGCGGCCTTGCTCTCCTGGCGGGCCGTGTTCCAGGCTGCGAGTTCGATGTCGAACTTGTTGTCTGCGTTCTGCGTGGCCCGCGTGAGTTCGTCACGCACGCCGCCGAGCACGATGGACTTGTTGAAAGCTGCCATTGGGCATCTCCTTCTGTTGGTTGGGTACTGCGAGTGCCGCGCCCGGGGTACGATCCCGGCGCCTTCAGCCGAAGCGTCTTGGCGGTCCGATAGTGCGCGGCGGTGAAACTGTGCGGCTCTCGTTGCCGCTGGGTGGATTGCTTACCGGGCCACCTGCCCCCGGGGTGCCTTCGATCTCGCTGGTGCGGTCATCGACGGCCGGTATCCCCTGCATTACAGGGGGATCTGCGGGTTCTCCTACCCGCTCCCGACCGTTTTGCTATGCGGCGGGCATCCCTTCTCATTTCGTTCGGGATATCAATGTGGAGTTGTCAAGGTTCGTGCGCCCCCTCCTTCACGCGGACCCGGAGGCGGCGTGTGGCATGGGGTTCATCAGGGCGTGCGGGCACGCCGGCGGATGCCCCTCAAGACGAGGGGCAAGAATGTGGGGGTGTTACGCGGAGGCTTTGGCCTGTTCCGCAATCCACGCGTCAACATCGTCTTCGTAGTAACGAACGAGACGACCTAGCTTGAACGAGCGAGGGCCGACGAGCTTGCCCTGCTGCTTGGAGAGAGTGCGCCAGTGATACAGCGTCTGTACCGCATGGCCCGTCTTTTCGCGGACCTGCTCAGGGCCGAGGATGATCCGGGAGGCAGACATTACGCGGCGATTTGACCGGCGCGGGCGATCAGATCGAACGGGCTCATGCCGAGGGCGTATGCGGCCTGCTCAACCTGAGTATCGGTGATCCGTGTCTTGCCCGAGAGCTTGACGGAAACGGCCGGCTGGGTAACACTCCATGCATCACAGAGCGTTTTCTGCGTGAGGCCCTGCGCCAGAAGCTCGGCGCGGATTGCGACGGGCAGCAGCGCCGCCAGGGTATTGGCCGGCGCCGTAGCTGCCGGGGGAGTCGGTGTGTTCATAAGAACATTTATAGCAACAGGTTTATACCAGTCGCTACCACTCCGACCGCGTGTCGCAGTTTCGTTCCTCTCTACTCAAAAAACTTTGAAAGTTTCCTGAACGGGGGCCATCGAAGGACTATTGTGTTTATATAAATCCGTTTATGGTGGGGGAATGAAAGAAACGCAGACCAAGCCCGGTTACTTCTCACGGGCCATCAGCCTGGAGATCGCGGCACAGCGCAAAGCTCACCCCGACATCACCCAGCAGGCCATTGCGGCAGCAATCGGAACATCCCAGGTAACCGTGTCGCACCGTGTCAACGGGCGCTACTCCTGGACCACGAAAGACATCGACGCGATCGCCCGCCTATTTGACCTGGACCCGTTCGAATTCGTCGCGCTCGCACGCCGCCATGTCGGCACCCTCCCGGATACTCCTGATAGCCCCTACGACATGACCGCAAGTCAGATCGAGGCGCTGTCGAACGCAACCGCAACACCGAGAGAGAAGTCGACCCTGCAATGAAGCACCCCGACCCGGCCACACCCCGTGAGCGCGCTCAGGCACTCGGGGTTGGCATCATCTACCGCAAGCTCACCGACGCCGCCTCCATCTGGCTGGCAGATTTCGACACCATCGTGGTGCACGACGGGCTCACCCCCGACGACGAGGAAGCGGCTATAGCTGCGGCACTCGAATATGCCTAGACCACCCCTGCCCCTGGACACATGGGGCAGCATTCGACGCACGACGATCAAGGGCGTGCCGACTTCTGTCGCCTACTTCCGAGATGCGGATGGGGTGACACGGAAAGCACAACGATCCGGTGCCACCCCATCCGCCGCTGACAACGCGCTGCGCGAGGCCCTGCGCGACAGGCTCGCGCCATCGACCGAATACCTCACCAGGGATTCCCTGATGTCTCAGCTTGGCGCACAGTGGCTCGCGGAGATTCAGAAGTCCAAGCGGGCAGCCGCGACCAAGGAACGCTACGCTGCGACCGTCCGGGCGCACGTGGACAAGTCCATCGGGTCAGTGCGGATCCGGGAAGCATCCGTGCCAAGAATGCAACGCCTGGTCGATCTCGTCGCGGTGAAGTCCCCCGCGCAGTCGCGGATGCTCGGGGTAGTTCTGACGGGCATGTTCGGGCTCGCTGTCCGCATGGGCGCCGCGGAGGCCAACGTGGGCAAGAGCCTGCTCCTGCCGTCCGTCGAGACACATGTGGTCCGTGCGCCGGCCGTCGAGGACGTGCGGGCACTCCGGGTTGCCCTGAGGGCGTTCGACAATCGCGGGGGCGGGCGTAGTGACGCCATGCACGACCTCGCTGATATCGGCGACATGCTCGTGGGGTCCGGGGCGCGTATTGGCGAAGTCCTCGCGTTGCGCTGGGCGCACGACGTTGACCTCGCAAACGGAACTGTCCGGATCACGGGCACAGTGACGCGGGTGCGCGGGGTGGGCATCGTCCGCCAGGAGATACCCAAGTCCGACTCGTCCAACCGCACGCTGTCGCTGCCACAGTTCGCTGTAGACATGCTGGTGCGCCGGCGAGTGGAGTCGCACTGCCCATGGGTGTTCGGCTCCGCGACGGGTACACTCCGCTGGCCCGAGAACGTGCGCGCACAGTGGGCGGTCGCGGTCAAGGGAACAGCCGTGGAGTGGATGACCACGAAGGCGTGCCGGAAGGCCGTGGCAAACCTGCTCGAGGCTGAGGTGGACATGGAAGCGGCAAAGGATCAGCTTGGGCATAAGGACGTGGCAGTGACCTCGAAGCACTACGTGGAGCTGCACATGGCGCGGCCCGACCGGGCATCTGTGCTGGATGTTTTCGCTGAAAACAGCGAGTAA